AAAAATATAAGAATCAGGTAACAAAGGACTTCAATGATTTAATCGCAGGTTACAATGTTGTATATGCCAATGCGTATTTGATTGGGTCTGCAAAAACTGATTTGCTGAATGCAAAAGTAACCATGTCAGGGGCAAAGGATAATTTTTTGACCTCAATTAACACGGCTATTACAGACGGCAAAACAACAGTTGCCGAAAAGGCTGACGTGGATAGTAAATATTCGGCTTGGGATTCGTCATACTCTACCTATAAAAGCAAGTTAGAACTGGCAAATAAAGCTATTCAGACCAATTTGGATAATATGGCTCAGACTGCTGCAACCGATGCACAGACGGCAGCTACAGCAGTTGCCAACGCAGCGCAAAGCACAGCTAATACAGCCGTGACCAATGCAGCAACGGCACAAACAGCAGCGAACACCGCAAACACCGCAATATCAAACATAACGAGTGATAACATTCTTTCATCAGCCGAAAAACCTAGTGAGCGTACACGTTGGAATGCTTCATTAACCGAGAAATCGGGTATTGATACTCAGGCAACTGCATTTGGTATCACAACCGAAAAGACAGCGTATGATAATGCGTTTCAAGCTCTCGCAACGTACTTGAATGCAGGTACTACCTATGCAAGCGGTGTACCTAGTTGGTTGACTGACGCTAACTTAGGAACTAACACAACCATTGTAGGTGCAACGTATCGCACGACTTGGGAGCTTCTGTTCTCAACAAGACAGACATTGTTGAATGCTATCGCTACTAAGGCTAAGACATTAGCTGATGCAGTACAGACAAATTTAAATAATTTACAAATTGGAGGTAAAAATCTATTGTTAAATTCATTCTTAAATTTATCTTCATCTGCCTATGGAATAGATGCTTCAAACAGACTTTTATCTGAATCGTATGTTTTAAATCAACAATACACAATAACTATTTTTGGAACACTAGGGTCTGATAGGACTTCATTTGGTATTTATAATCATGCTAGTACAGTAGGATTTGGCAATTTGTCATTTATACGTACAGGTGTATATAGCTTAACATTTACAGCGAGCGCTATACAAGCCGGTACAAATCAATTTCGTATTTTACAATTCCCATCAAATGGCACAACTACTTCTATAATTTCAAAAGTTAAAATTGAAAAAGGAAGTAAGTCTACCGATTGGACAGAAGCCCCCGAAGATGATTATGTAAAGAAAGCCATCAAAGGTTCAGCTTCAATCAATGGCGGTTTAGTCCTCGGTAACGTAATGGCCGTTACGGACGAAAACGGTAATGTTATTGCGGGTATGAACGGACTTGCCGGTGCACAATACCCTATATGGTCGGGTGCACCGAATGGCAGTAACGCTAATTTCTCAGTAGACAGATATGGAAATCTAAAAGCGTTTAGTGGTCAGTTTGGTAACTTCATGATTGAGAATGGTGCATTAGTCGGTTATGCAAATAATACCGAAAAGGTTCGTTTGCATACCGGTGTTTTACCAGCGCTTGACTCGCTTGTAAATTCCAACTGGGTACGGTGTGCATTAGAATTCAATACAAGTGGTGTAATTGGAGGAGTTGTAAATGATTTTCACAACGACTTATTTGTCGATACAGTATATTCTACAGTTACAGGCTATCTATCAATACCATCAAATACAAATGTAAAATTTCATGCTCAGATAATAGATACAGTTTCAGCATCTCCTCCTGACGGTATTGAGATAAGTGATTTCATCCAAATGGTGAAAGTATATAATAGCGGAGGAAGTCTTGTTGCTACGAATTACCTAGACGGTGCCAATGTTTACTTATCAGCAGGTACATATCTTGTGAAGTACACGTTTCAAGTGAGTGTTAACTTTATTGGTCAAACATCTGCCGATATAGTGGTAGTTTCTGATTCAAATGCATGGATGGAGTATCAAGGTGGAATTACTCGTTTGGAAATGGCTAATGACGGATTCTTTATGTACTACAATGCAACTGAGTACTTCTATTTCAAGCAAGGGGTTGGAAAGTTTGAGAAAGGATTTACTGATTCGCCAGGTGTACTAGCAACTGGGAGTGTAGCAGCCGGAGCAACGCATTCTAACAAGTGGGGTGCAAAGAAATGCCTAGATGCTACGGTAGTTACTAAGGGTGGAACAGGAGTTTATTATGTTCCTCATTTGGGAGGTTCTAATTATACAGTTCAATTGACATGTTTGGCAGATAATGTTATAGCTAGAGTAACGAGTAAGGGAACAAATAAGTTTACAGTCACTATTAGAAACATGTCAGGTACTCTTACAGATGCTGCATTTGACTATACAATTTACGGGGAAAATTAAACAAAAAAAAGAGCCGATAACGTTCGGCTCTTTTAAAATACTATTGTTGATTGAGTCTTTTTAATTCTTTCCATTCAGCCCCTGTAATAGGTACGAATGTGAATGCATCATTGAAAAGTCTATAAACTGCTTCGTTGTCAAAAGTTTTGTAAGCTAATTTTATCTGTTTTTCAGCCGATCTTAAAACTGAATTTGGAACATATCCTACTGTATCTCTTTTCCCTAAAATAGGACGAAAAAGAACACAATCAGTAGAAGTTATAAATGTCGTATCAAGAACTCCGAATTGGTCAATTATCTGTGTAGCCCAAAATTTCAAAGCCGGTGGGTTAGAAATAGTATCACGTTGAGAGCTTCCAAATCCAACATCTACAGATTGATTTCCAAACATTGGAATATTTTGAAATGTCATTCCGTTAGCTTGTTTTACAATATCAAGAGCACTTAAATGACCTGTAGTAGATATTACTTTCATTGGAGCATTCCAAGCACCTACAGTAGGCTTAATGCTTACCATTGCGTTAGGGTCTAGTTTGAATACTTTGACTTCATCTTTTCCGCACGAAGCGAAAGCAATTGCCACAAGGGCGATAATAATTAGTTTTTTCATAATTGTATTTTTAATGTTTTGATTTGCAAATATACTTAAAAATATAATACGTGATTGGTTATTGGTGGATAAATGGATTTTATACCTTTTGAGGGGTATTATTTTAAATACTCTTTCAACACGTCAATTGCTCTTCCGACGCTACGCACAATAACATACTTGCTTCCGCACGCTTCTGCCTGTTCTTGAAACTTTTTTTGCTCCGGCGATTGTTCGCCTGTCTGCGTTTTAAACTCGATTAGAAGCGACGCAAATCCTTTTTTTGGAATAAGGCAGATTACATCTGATACACCGGGCTTCAATCCTTGGCGTTTTAGATTAATCGCTTCGAGTTTATTCCGGGATCCGCCGTTCGGAACGGCAAAAAGTAATTTGTCCGGTAGAGTAGGGAAGAATGTAGGAACTACTTTAAAAAATTCAGCTTGTATATCCGTTTCATCGTGGCTAATCTTCCGCCTTGACTTGGCCGGTTCTGAAGCTTCTTTTTTGCTTGTAAAGCATAGATAGCAAGCCATTCCTTGTACTGTTTGTATTAAAGAAACAGTTTGTTTTCCGCAAACAACACATGTTGGTTTATTCGTTTTTTCCATAATATCTATTTGCTCCTATAGCATCAAATTTAAGTACTTGATTGTACAACTTATCTTGTCGGGTTCTGAATTGAATATTATCATCATGTTGTTGGTGACAACTCCGACACATGATTACTAAATTCAGACTTTCAGTGTACCATTCCGGCCAAACACTTTTCGGTAGAAGGTGACATAAATCATCAGCCGGTCGGCCACATATCACGCAAGTTTTTGGTTGTAGTTTTTTGATACTGGCTAGAGCTCTATTTTTCAAAGATTGCTTTGAACTTACGTTCTTTATTTTACTCATCAAATTTTATATTTATCAGTTTACCGTACTTCTCTTCATAGGCATGTTTAAGCCTTGTGATAGTTGGACATCCACCTTGTTTATATCTACCTAAAAATATAAGTTTGTTGCTTTCTAAGTCATCGTAAACCAACATTGCAGCATTTGTATTTAATCTATTCATAACATTGGTTTTAATTCTTTATAAAATACACTCTCTTTATCTTCTCGTTCGCTGGCAAAACATGCCGGATTAGTTTTTCCTTGCGGACAGTGAGCGCCTTGCTCTTTGAAGTGGCATAGAATACACCCGAACTGGCCGATATTCTTTGCCGGAATACAGGAAACACGTGTATCTCCTATTTTAATGCGTTTCCCTACTGGTAAATTAATAAATTGTCTAAGCATTTTGTTAGTGGTTTATTGTGCTGTATTATCCGAACACCGCACAAAGAATGGTGAATACTAGAATACAAATGATAGTCACATCAGCGATATGCTCATCGCGTTCGTCAGCTTTTCGCTGTGCTTCGGTTTCGAAGAATCGTTGTGTTTTCATGGCACCGGTATTTCAGTGAGTTGTTCGTAAACTAAAATAATTGATTTGCACTCGTACTGTTGATGCAATTCTTCTCTATAATCGTCTACATTATTTGTTTCGACTGCTTCTTTCAAAATCAATTTATCCCCATTTTTCATGCTTAGGGTTGCTTTTGTAATTTTGAACATACTGTTTTATTTTTAAGAATTATTAATCAAACATATTTGCAATTAAGTCTATAGTGCTTTCGGGTATCGCTTCCGAGTCGCCCATTATCGCACTAGCAATTCCTTTTTTAGTTTGGATTATCTGGTACACTTTTTCATCAATGGTATTTTTACCGGATAGGTACCTGCCGGTTACGCTGTCTTTTTGTCCAAGTCGGTGCGCTCTGTCCTCGCACTGGCAGCAATCGGCATCTGTCCAAGGGAACTCAATAAACAGTACATCGGAACTCGCTGTTAGCGTAAGACCTACTCCGGCGGCTTTTATGGAGCAAATGATAATGTTTGTTTTATCATTCCGTTGAAAGCTATCCACGGCACGTTGCTTTTGTTCTTGGTTCTCACGTCCGGTTACTGAAACGGAAGTAGGGAAAGCATGCTTTAATTGGTCTACAACGATATGTAGTGAGCAGAAAACAATAATTTTTTTACCGCTTTGTTGAAAATCTCGGATATAATCAATTGCTTCTTTTACCTTTCCTTTGGCTGTAATCTGTCGTAGTAGCGTTAGCTTTACCATCGCAGCGCTCCGCATGGCATTTTTGATATTTTTATCTGTTGATTCTTTGTATTTTTTCAAATACTCCTTCAGATTATTTTCGGCCAACTGGTATTCTTGTCGGTTACTAATATCAATCGTAATCAATTGGCGAACCTTATCAGGTAGTTCCTTGAGTACTGTTTTCTTTTCCCGGCGAAACATGCATTTTTCGTAAAGCATTGCGCTCAATACTTTCAAATTTGATGCTTCAGTAGGACCGGCACAAAATTGTTTTCCAAAATTTATGGATCCTCCGAAATCTTCAAGTCGGTTGATAATTGACAGCTGAGGTACCAGGTCTTTTGGTTTGTTGACGATCGGCGTTCCGGTCAGTCCAATAACATATTCTTTTCCTTGAGCTATTCCCTTACAATAATTACTCTGTTGAGTTGTGGCCGATTTGCACCGGTGGATCTCGTCAATAATTACTGAATTGAACAGATCAATGTTTTCTTTGAAAGTGACATCTTTTAGCGAGAATCGTTCTGATTTCTTTTCATGCAGCACAAAGTATTTTTTCAGACTTTCATAGTTCACTATAAATACCTGATAAAGTCCATTGTTTGCGTAATATGGCCAATTGTCGCGGGTATCGTCTGTCAGTACCATTGCTTTTTTATCGGTAAACTTTGACCATTCACGCTCCCAGTTTATTTTAAGTGAGCTGGGGCAAATAACTAAGCAAGGAAATGACCGAGCAATATTTACAGTGGCAATACTTTGAAGGGTTTTTCCTAAGCCGGGTTCATCTGCATTAATAAAGCGTTTCAGAACCAATCCGCGAGCAATTCCTTTTCCCTGATAGTTTCGTGGTTCGAGTAGTAGTTGGTGTGGAATAAGCAAATCCGGCATTTCCGATTCAATCGCTCGCTTTTGCCAATCGACATCGCAATACTGCTTAGCGCATTCAGCAAAATGGTGAAGTCCTGGAAGTGATTTGCGGGGTACATTCCAAGTTTTTAGGCTTGGAATGTACTTTGCTCCTTCAACTTTTTTTATCTCGCGAGCCAGTACCGGGTGAAAGTCAAATTCAACCACATATTGATCGGTGGATAGGTCGAGTTGAATATTCATTACATTGCAGTGTCTAATTCACGTTCTGCATGCTTTTTCTTGCGTTTTCCGCTTGAAATAGTCATTACACCGCTAACTCCCTCGGCTGCGTTCGATAGTTCGATACTGGCCTCTTGTGGTACGTCAAAGTCCATTTCTTGCTGTTTGATACCATACTTGTCATTGAATAGGTATTCTTTGACTTCGTAGGTAGCCATTTCAACATCTTGTCCAAGTTCTTCGGAGAATTCATATTCATCCTCGTACTTTGTAAATGGAGAAATAAGATTCAGAACCTTACCGGATTTCAGCAATTTTTGACCGATAATGGTTACTCCGGTGTGCTCATCTGTTCCACCGATTACATAACCGGTAATTGTGTAGTTGTCGAGCAAAGAAATATCAAAGTCATTGATTGTTGATAGAGTTACTTTACTGGCTTCCGGTTGTTCGGTAAGCACTACCAAATGGATTTTCATCCGGTTCATGGCTGCTACCAGATCCTTGTGAACTACTGCTCCGCAATCTTTGGTTACTGAGTTGATTTCATCTCCGGCAGTTTCCTTGAACTGCACCTGTGCACGGTCGTTTTTGAGCGTGACTTTCGAAATTTCGTTTTTTGTTACTTGCATAAAATTTTTATTTAAAAGTTATTTATCTAATATAAGTCGTAATTTAATTCATCATGTTTATGATAGTTTCCGTTGTATGAAATCATCTTCATCTTACTTCTATGTTGTTGTCTTATAAGACCTACATAAGTACCGATAATATCATTTTTCAAATCGAAAAGCAAACATCGTTCAGCGTAATTATGAATAATCAAATATAATTCTCCGAGTAATTCTGATTTTAATTTGCTGTGTATTTTTTCAATTACGTTGTTTATTCCTCGTTCTAAGGCTCTTTTATTTCCAGTTGAATAGTATTCTATTAAATGCTTATCGTTTGTTCTTTCAAGTGCCTCTTGTACCGTGTATGTTCTGTTTTCCCTCGTCCATACCCATATAAGATTTTCGGGGCGTGTATCAAATTGATCTCCGTTCTTTGAAAATACTTTATCGTAATCATTCGGGTTAGGTAGTAGTTTTTGAGCTACAAAACGTTTATAAGAAACTGTTTTACCATTCATTTTAAACTCTAAATATCCACGTTTACTTAATCGTTTCGGAACTTCTTTTAGTCCTTTATTGCACTTTCGATATATAATTCCTTTTTCATTTACGATATATTCATATTTTGCCATATTAAAAACAAGCCTTCCACTTGTATGTCGTCTTTCCGATTGTCAATCATTCTGTGGGTGATAAGAATTAGTACGCTTTTTTACGGACAGTTTACCTTGAGAACAATAGCAGAATGCTAATTATTAATTAATAAATTGTTTATAAAAAAGTTGATTTTATTAAGCTCCCTCGCTTGGGTAGCCTACTCTTGCGAGTGTTGTCGGATAACATTTCAAAGTATTCCGACTATTTATTTAATGCTGACTACCCGATAACCTCATTTCCTCTTTTGCATAACTCAGCAGCGTAATCATAGAAGCAGATTGATGCGTACAACTGGCGTTTATCCGGTCTAGCCAGTCAACTAAATAGCTTTCTTCAATACAGATGCTTTTCAGCAAAGCATTTTGAACACCGGCTGCCAAATGAGCTTCTTTGGCGATATTGATAATCGTCTTTTGTATCTCTGCCGTTTTCTTCTCGTTCAGTAGTTTTTTTGCATCAGCGAGCATTTGACCGCTGCGAGCCTGATAAACTGAAAGAGTGCGTATTCGATCTTGTACTTCAAGAGGATTTTCAGAACATTGGATTTCCAAATATTCTTGAATTTTAGTTGCTTCTTCTGATAGTGTCATACAATTTGTTTTCTATTATTTTTAATTCTTTTGTTTCTTTCATGAGTATTTCGATTATCCTGAAAGCGCTTTTATCTCCGGTGGCTGCAAAGCTAGCTTCGAGAAGTAGCATTATTTCATCCAGTTCTTTGGTTTTGATTATCACTGTATCTTTGAAAACCTGTGCCATATCCTAGTTGCTTTTCAAGTTCTTTAATTCGGTTTGATTGTTCACTAACTTCGCGTTGTAATCTCTCACATTGGCGCTTGTAATAAGCCTCGTTATTTGCATGAATTTTACACTGCTTTTCGGCTTGATCAGCTCGGGATGTTAGTTTGTCGGTAAACTTACCATCTCCGGCTTTGTAGAACTTCTTTTTCTTTGGAGGTTCTATTACTTCATTAGGGAATAGTTCGGGCATGGTGGTATAGTTTTAATGATTAGTCTAGTCCAAAATATAATTCATTGCTAAGAGTATTCACGTTCACTCCCTGAAGCGAGTTGATAAGGTTTATTTTTGATTCCTTACAAAGTCCATAACCGTATCCTCTATATCTGTAGGAGCGTTCAAATGTTGATGCTGGGAATAATATTTCTTTCTCTAGTACTAACTTTTTTAATGTCAGGTGTTCAAAATAATCAGAATGAAAATAACAGTAGTATTCAATTCCATCATCTTCTGAGTCTCTTTTGCAGTAAGCAAATTTTGTAATGGAAAAATCGAACTTACAAAGTATTTCGTTTGGAGTTCCGTAAGTATTTCTAACCAGCTCTACACGTATGTTTGTCTTTGTATTTTTGTAAGATTTTGTATTCTGATTTTCGTACGAGAAAACATAATCTTCATTACCATCAAAGTATGCATCTGCTAAGATGAAATCGACTTCGTTTTCGAAGAAAATATCAATATCTTTTATCTTTTCAG